TCTTCATGCTACGGTTCCTCTGGCGGCGGATTCACTTCGTCGGCGGTTTCGTGGAAATATGGCCCGGTATAGTTGTGCCGGTTGCCGGCACCGATTGGCGTGTAGGGGTCGCGCGGCATGGTCGGGATGCTGGCATAATGCGCTTCAAGCAGGACAAGGCTTCGCGCCATGTTGCCCTTGGCTTCCGCGCCAATCGTTGCGCCCATCATCGGGCAGACGCGCAACGCCAGGTATGACGCCACGGTGTTGAGCGTTTCAAACGGGATGCCGCTCAATTCATCGGGATTGCCGGTGGCGTAGGTCGGCTGGTTATAGCCAAGGTCAATGCCGCGCATCGCCTTCCATTCGGCCATCATCGCATTGAGCCGGCCTAGCGCATCGGCCACTTCCTCCGGGCTGCGGCCAAACTCGTAGCCGGCCGCGCCAATCTCGCTGAACGCCATTTCGATTATCTGGCGCTTCGGCGGCCCTTCGTCATTGATGTAGATGGTAATGGGCATAGCGGCAATTTACCGCCGCTCGCACGGTCGCGCGTTTGAACATTTGCGGGAAAGGTTGGCGGGATTGCTGCGCTCGGCTCCCGCCCGGCCGTTATTACCCGGTTTTGGCCGGGTGCCTCAGTGATTAACTGGCTTCTGGCGCTTCGTCGTCTTCCTCGGGCAATTCATTGTCGGGCCGTGGCTTCTGCTGGCCCGGTGCGTCTTCCTTGCCCAAGCCGGGCGAATCCTTGTCCTGTCCCGGCGGTGTGCCGTGCGGGTGTTCCGTCTTACCGTTCATGCTTGATACCCTTCGTCAAAAAGCGTGGGATTCCGAAACGATTGAATCGGGTTTTGCGCCTCACTTTTTTCGGGCGGCCGCATCGGCAGGACTCCGGCCAAAGTCGGCCCGTTCGTCATCCTGCGCCTTTTCTTCCTCCGTCTTGCGCGGGCGGCCCGGCCCGCGCTTGGCTTCGGCCTTTTCAGCCAGCGCGGCGAATTCTTCTTCGGCCTTGGCCGTGCGCTCGCCGGGGTTTTTCTTGAGCGCTGGCGCGCCCTCGGTTTCAGCCGCCGGGCCGGGCACGCTTGGGTCTTCATGGCGCGGCGGATTGCCCAACGGCAATGTCACCGCTTCCTCGGCGGCGGCGGTCATTTCGGCCGCTTCCGGCGGGAGTTCCAAGCGGTCGGCGCGGCCGGCCTGTCCGGCGCGGCCCTTGGCCCAATCATGGTCAACCGGATAGCCGCCTTCGGCGGTCGGCGGGTCGCCGCCTTCCTGATAGGCCAGCTTGACGGTCGCGCCGGGGGTTTCGTGCCAGCCGTCGCCAATCGCTTCGGCAAACTCGGCTTCGTCGTTGACAATCAAGGTGTCCACTTTCAACTTTTCGTCGAAAACTTCCGCTTGGTCGCCCTGCTTGTAGAGCATCTTGGGATAGCTGCCGGTCATCGCATCGTCCTTTCTTCGCGCCAGAGTCGTGCGCTTCCCTAGGTCTGACTGAACAGTTCAACGCCCGCCATTTCGGGGTTGGTCAGCGCCGTGCCAAAGTCGATATCCCAGCGGCCCTTGATGGACAGGTCGTTGATTTCGCCCTGCCGGGCATAGGTAATGCCGATGCCCAATTCAGTCGTGGCCCGCATGACGTTCCAGCCGTCCTCGGGGTCAACAATGAAGGAACCAGGAACGAGCAACAGAGCGCCCTTGACGAAAAACGGGTTAAGCGGCGCGGTGGCGGTATTCAGCCAAGTAATCGCCGCGCCGTCAGCCGGGGTGGCGCTGACGTTCTTATATTCCTTCTCGGCCGTCGAGCCGCCCTGTGCGGAAATAATCGCCGGATAGATGGTGATAACGCCGGCGCTCGGCTTGGCGACAACCCGGAAGGTTTTGAGCTGCCCGGTGTCCTGCTTGGTAATCATGTGGACGGAGTTGACGCCAAGGATAGTGAACGCATCGCCAACCTTGATTGCCGCATAGACGGCGGCGGTAATCGTGAGATTCTGCCCGCGATTGTCCACGTTGCTGATTTCGCCGGTCGTGGCGGTCGAATAGGCTTGCGGAACCCAATATTGGTTCGCGCCAGTGACGGTCGTAGCGCCGCCGCCGGCCGCTGCCAGCCTAATGCTTTGGTCGTTCTTGAAAACGTCAAAGCCGGCAATATCAATGCCGATGTTCGCCCGCGAATAGGCGCTCTGCACTTCGCCGCTAAAGGTCTGCCGCGAAGCAAGGTTGCCGGCCATCAAATTGGCCACGCGCGGCGCGGCGAAATAGAGCCGGTCGGCCAGCGGCACGCCAACTTCGGTGAATGCCGCATCGGCCAACGCGATATCGTCATAGCCGGTCGGCGCGGTCGTCTGCTTGATAACCACGCTGCCCTGCAATGCGACCGTGTTGTAGAGCGCAAGGTTGATATCACTGGCCAGCCGTTGCTTGGCCGCCGTGCCCTTGTTGCTCAGATAGTTGGTGTTGCGGAGATTCTTGCTGGTCAGCTTGATTGGCACCGACTTGTGGAAACCGATGCTGACCGGAACGGACAATTCAATGCCGTCCTGGAAATTGGCGGTTTGGTCGAAACCGTCAAAGCTGGCGCTGATTTGCGGAGCCGGAATCCAGAATTTGTCTAGCTGGCGCTCCATCGCCATCGCTTCCGGCGGGGTGTATTTTTCCGCCGCGCGGCCGATAATCAGCAAGTCATCGAAGCCTTCAAGCATGTCGTCAAACATGACTCGTTCTTCGGTCGTGAATTTGCTCGGCATTGCCCTACCCTTCGCTCTCGCGTTTTTGATGGAGTCTCGGCTTGCGCCGGGTAGGCCGCTTTGGAATCTCCCCTGTCACAGCCGGGGGAAGCTGGATTGCGGCTTATGCAACAATGATATTCGCATTCGCGCACGCGCTACATTTGAACATTTGCCAGCTTAATTCCGCGGTGCGATTTTTGGCTATTTCCCGCGCTTTTTCAGCTTCTTCCGATAGGCAATTAATTCCGTCCGGTCGCCGGTGCGGTCGGCCTCGGCTTCCAGTTTTTCCAAATGCTTGTCGGTTGTGCCGGGCATCCGCCCGGTGCCGGATGCCGGCTTGTCTGGAGCCGGTGCCTTGCGCTTCTTGACCACTTTCACGCCTCCTTCCATCCGGGCAATCGCCGCTGCCATCTTGATTGGGTCTTGAATCTTGGCCAGTTCGGTAAGCCGCGCATCGCTCTTGGAAAGCGCGTAAATAAAGGCCGCCGGCCGGCTCGCTGCCTTCACAATCACCGCTTGCTGGGCGAGCGTCAGCGCCGCCTGGATGACGCCGGTGGCGGTTTCAAAGTCGGGCAATTTCAATTCTTCGCGCTGGCGCTCATAGTTCCGCAAGTCGCCTTCCCATTCGCGCTGGGCGGCTTCGGCTTCCTTGTCCTTTTCAGTTTTCGCGTCGGCAATCTGGCGCGCCCGGTCTTTCCAACTATCAAGCCGGCGCTCATATTCGGCTTCGTCATAATCGCAATTATCCAGCGTCGGCTTCGGCCCCAATTCCATTTCTGGCGCTGGGGTCTGCTTGCGAAGTTCGGCATTCTCGCGGTCTAGTTCCTTGAGGCGCTCGCGCATCCGGCGGATAACCGCATTGTCGGTTTCGCCCTCGTCTTCGCCCTCGCCTTCCTCGAAAGCGGGCACGCCTTCGTCTTCGGCTTCCTCGCCCTCGCCTTCCTCGCCTTCCGGCTCGTCTTCGCCTTCCTCGCCGGGTTCGTCTTCCGGCGGTTCGTCAACTTGCATGTCGGGGGTGAGTTCTAGGGTGTCGTCTTCGTCTTCGGCCGGCTTGCGCTGTGCCATAAATCACCTATCTGCCTCGCCGCTTTCCAAGGCGCGGCGGTCGCCTGAATTGGTGATTTTACGGAAGCGCGCGCGGCGGCGCGTTTGAACATTTGCCGGGCTATGTGCTGAACCGGAAATAAATATGCTCGCCGGGTATCGAGCCAAAGATTGCCAGCGCGTAGCTGGTGCCGTTTTCCGGCTCTTGCACGCTATCGGCAATCGCTTCCTCGGGAAGCAGCGGCCACTTCACTTCGCCCTCCGCGCCCATGACGCGGAACATGCGCTTCTTGAAATGCTCGGAGTCACTCGGCGCATGTTTAATCAGGTAAACATCGCCGCTGAAATTGATGCTGACAATGAACACGTTGAAGATAGCGGTTGCGCCAGGTTCATTGACCGGGTTGGGATAAAAGCGTTCGGAGATTGCCGCCGCGCCGGGCGGAATCGCCCGCTCGGTAAAGCCCAATTCGCTGCTAACCGCGCCGGGGTCGGCCGGGATTTCAAGCCGGCCCTCAAGCGATGCAATGGTCATAGCGGTGCCTCCAATTCATAGCCGCGCCGGATGCGCTGCGGTTTCGGCCCTTCGATTTCGGCTGACTTGCCGCCCTCGCCTTGCGGCCCGCCGCCGCCCGGCGGTTCGGGCGGCCGGTTGGCGATTTCGGAAGTCTCGGCGCGCTTCTTGCTGGCATCGGCAAGGACTTGGGTGGCCTTGGCCTTGCTGAGCGCGGTATCGGCCACAACCTTGCCGGCGGTGGCAACGTCCTTTTGCGCCTGAGCGCCAAGCGCCTGTGCCTGTGCGCCGGCAACCATCGCCATCGGGTCGGGTTGCTGGCCCTGTTGCTCGGCGGCCGCTTCCATTTCGGCCTTTTCTTCCTCGTTCGGCTCGACAAGCCCCATCTGGACGCCCTGCTTGCGGGCGAATTTCTGCAAATCGTCCATGCCTTCGCCATCCTGATTCATGACGGCGGTAATGATTGCCGCGTTGGCCAATTCCATGTTCTGCGCCAGCATCGCCACTTCGGCGGTTTTCAGTGAAGATTTCACCGTCTTGTCGCGCCTGGTCGTGGTTGCCTCGGTTACGTCCACGACAATCTTGTAGCGGCCCTTGGTAAAGTCGTTGCGGAGAAAGAATTTGCCGCCCTTGTCGGTGTATGGCTCATGCAGGACGGCTTGGCCGTCCTCGCCATCCTCGCTCATGGTTTCGAGCGCGCGGCCAACCTCGAAATAGCATTCCTTGACCATGCCAAGGTAAATCTCGCCCTCGCGCTGGACGCTCTGCCGCATGTTGTCGAGATAGATTTCGGACTTGGTATCAACGCGGGTGGCGGCAATATCCATCGCTTCGGCGGAAGTGTTGGCCACAACCTTGTCGGCCCCGTCCTGCGTTTCCTCGGCCAAGTCAGCGCCGGCGATTTGCAGCAAGAGCGCCGTAACCTGGTTGAGCGTTGGCGGCTGAATCATGCCAATCGGCCCCATCGCCGCGATTTGCCCGGTGGCCGGGTCGATTGCCGGGTTCACAAGCGCGTAGGGGTGGCGCTCCTGCTCCTGCTTGCTCCACAATTCGCGCAAGTGCGGCGGCATCTGCTCGGCAAGGAATATCGGCTTTTCGCGCGGGCTAAGGCTGTCGGTTTCGGACAGCTTGGCAACCCGGCCGTTGTAGATGCGCTGGGCATCCATCAGCTTCGACACATGGCCCCGGAACCGCTCCTGGTTCTCGACATACCAACGCTTGCCGTAAACCGGCACAATCGGGATATTCGGCCCGGCGATTTGCCCGCAATCCTCTAGGATTTCCGCGCCGCTCATAAGGTATTTGTGGACTCGGCGGCGCTCGCGCTGCTGGCTCGATTTCTTCCAGCCCATCGACTCCAGTTCGGCTATCTGCTCGGTTTCAATCTCGCTTTCCCAATGCCGCTGCTCGCCGTCCGTCAGCACATGCCGAAAGACAAGCAGCTTTTCCTTCTTCTTTTCGACTTCGTAATATTCGCACTTGACCACGATATCGGGCGCGAACCATTCAAAATTGCTGGCAATGGAATCCTCGGGCCAATCCGTCGCCTTGCCCTCCCATTCTTCCTCGAAAGTGGCGCGGGCATCGGCGGTCAGGACAAAGCCGAATTCGGCATCGGCCTTGTCATAAAGCTTGGCGTTGGCATCGAAGAAAACGCGCTGGTCGGCATCGGCAATCAGCAAGCCAGGATTGACGCGCTGCTGGTCGCTGTC